CATAGGCAATCTCAAGTTTGACGTCCTCGCACTCAATGTCCTCCGGGTCATCCGGCGGCGGAACTTCGACGGTCCAGTCTAGTGTGAGTGAATAGCGCATGTGTCGTCCTCCGTTGACGGTGAACGTTATAGCACTACTAAAAACACCGGTCAACAAAAAAATGCAGCAGGACTACAAATTGACCTATGCGGAAGCGGCTTTTTCCTTTTTGGCAAAGGCTTTAAGGACGTCCAAAGCCTTCGCTCGATCCTCTATTGGGATTTGGCTCCAGACTAGCTGTAAGCCGCTTTCAGTGCCGGGCGGGCGGGAAATCAAATCAGACGGCTCACAGGCTAGGGCTTCCGCCAATGCTTCAAGCATCGGCTGCGTGTAAGCCACGTCGCCACGTTCCAGTTGAGACAGCGCCCCAGGTGTTACGCCGATCCTGTCAGCCAACCGCTCAAGGGTGAGGCCCCGTTCTTTCCGCCATGCCCTGATGTGCGTTGCCCGGCGCGTCTTCAGGTTGGTTTTCACCTTGCCCACAACCCGACTCCGAATCTTATGCGGTAATTCTTTTTAGGCCCGCCACGAATGGGAAACAGACAGTACTGCTAAAAAAATGGTTGCGCGCCGGGTTTAGTTGTACTATAGGAAGCGCCATGAGTGAGCTTCGACAATATCTTGACGGCGAGCGCGGCAGGGGTTCGCGCTTAGCCCGCGATCTAGGCGTAACGCCGGGTGCTGTTTGGCAATGGGCATCCGATCAGGTGCCAGCCGAGCGCATTTTCAAAGTCTCAGAGTTGACGGGCATTCCGCTTTCGAAGCTGCGGCCCGACCTTGTGGGCAGCGCCCAATGATTTCCTCCCCCGCCGCCCGTCTCCCTGGGTTCTCGAACGGCGGTAACTTGGGCGCGCTATTCACCCTGCGCGCCCATTTTCTTTCTCAGCTTCTCAAGAAGCTCCAAGCTTACGTTTCCAACAGGTCTAAACGGCGCGACGTCCTCCCGCGCCAGACGGCGGGGCCGGTTCTGTGCATCTTTCCGGCCCCGCCGTCGAAATTCAATCACGCTGCACATGGTCTAACCCTCAGTTCACTTGGTCGCACTGGTGAAACTAGGAGGAATGGCTTTGCTAAGTCGGCAAAAAGAATTTGGTACATCGGGGGTTGAAGTGGACGTTGCTGTTGCACGTGACCAGCATCACGCCCTCATCACAAAGCTGATGACGGGGCCGGGAAGCTCGGAGGCCGCCATGCACAAGGCGGAACGGGTTTACGGCCTGTCATACTGGCAGCAGTTCGCACTGCGATACAAGAGGCGGGCCAATCCCGCGTTTATCGAGCGTGTGCGGCAGGCTTATCTTTCGACACTACAGCAGAGCGTGAGGCGTGATCTTGAGTGCCTAAGAACGCAAGCGGCCAAAGGTTCCGAAGATGCTTCTATTCAAGAGCTTATTGTTGAAGTTGAGGACATGCTTGCTCGTCTGGAAAGTCGAAAGGGCGCTGCGAAGGTCTAGAAGATGACAGTTGACCTCCCATGGCCGCCCCCGACTCTAAGCCCGAATGCGCGTTGTCATTGGGCTAAGCGGCATCGCGCGTTCCGGGCTTACAAGAAAGCTGCTTGGTGGCTCCTGTATCCCAAGCGGCGGCACTTATCGCAGTTCCGGCGCTTTAAGATCACGTTCCTACCGCCTGACAATCATCGGCGCGACTTGGACAACATGATTGCCAGTTTCAAGGCGGGCGGTGACGCTTTGTCAGACGCAATCGGCATCGATGACAGCGAGTTCTCATATGAATTTTCGCGCGGCGAGCCGGTGAAGAACGGAAACATTATCCTGGAGGGATTGGCATGAATAACAACAAGCTGAATGAGACCTGTACGCGGATTGCGGCGCTTGAAACACAGCGCGCCGAGATCGCGGCGGAGGTCAAGGCGATCAAGTCAGACGCGAAAAGCGATGGCTACGACGTGGCGCTAATCGCCAAGACCGTGAAGCTTATGATGATGGAGGAAGCCAAGCGCAAGAAGGCCCTGGATCAGCTTAACCTGTTCGACAGCTATCTTAACGCGGTTGGGCTTGGCCTGTGACTGACCTATTCCAGTGGAGCGCCTCTTATCCGGCTCACGCTGGCTATCGTGAGTCATCCACAAGCCGGGAAGCCGCGCGGGCTATTGAGTCAACGGGCAGGGCGGCAACGCTACGGGCTGACGTGCTGGCCTATTTCAAGGCCGGGCGGCAGGCAACAGCCGATGAGGTTGCCGATGCGCTGCATGAGTCGGTGCTGAGTATCCGGCCCCGCGTTGCTGAGTTGAAAGCATCCGGCCAGCTTGTCGAAACGGGGTTGCGGCGGAAGTCATCGACTGGGCGGTCTAGCCATGTGTGGAGAATGGCATGAAAAAAACATATGCCGATTTTTTGGCCAGCAAAGCGCCGCGCGCCAAGTCGTCGGGGTTTGAGCCCAAAAGCCTGCCTGATCACCTTTTTGACTTCCAAAAAGAGTGCGTGGCGTTTTGCCTTCGCCAGGGGCGCGCGGGCCTGTATCTCGACACCGGCCTAGGTAAGACGCGGTGCCAGCTTGAATGGGCAGCCCAATCTGCCGAGGCGTCTAACGGGAAGGCGCTATTGCTGACGCCTCTTGCGGTGGCCAAGCAAATTGAGCGGGAAGCTAGGGCGCTAGGGTATGAAGCGCGCGTCATTCGGGAACAATGCGAGGCGCGCGACGGAATCAACATCTGCAACTATGACCGGCTTGACAAGCTGGATGTGCATGAGTTCGGCGCGGTTTCGCTGGATGAAAGCTCGATCCTCAAGGCGTTTAACGGTCGCACTTGCGACGCTCTCGTTTCTTCGTTTGCCGGTCATCGGTTTCGACTATCGGCCACCGCAACGCCAGCTCCAAATGACCACATGGAACTAGGCAATCAAGCTGCGTTTCTCGGCATAATGCCAGCAAACGAAATGCTGATGCGGTGGTTTATAAATGACACCAAGGAGGCATCACAGCAATGGCGGCTCAAGGGTCACGCCGCCGATGATTTCTGGGATTGGATGGCATCATGGTCCCGCATGGCGCAAAGCCCGGAAGATCTTGGTTTTGACGGAAGTCGATACGTGTTGCCGCCGCTGAACGTGGTGAGACACAAGGCGGCCGGGACAAATATAAAGCCAATGGAGGGATCGCTTTTTGTCTCAGACCTAAGTGCAACAAATATGCACGATGTCAAGCGGCAGACAGCAACAGCGCGAGCCGAGCTTATCGCCGGACTGGCGGGCAGTGCCGACCCCTTCATTATCTGGACCGACACTGACTACGAGGCCGACGCCGTTAAGGCCGTAATGCCGGATGCAGTTGAGGTTCGCGGATCAATGCGGATTGAACAGAAAGAAGAAAACCTCGAAGCCTTTGCGCTCGGCCATGCGCGCGTCATCATCACAAAGCCGAGCGTGGCGGGCTATGGCCTTAACTGGCAACACGCCAGCGCCATGGGTTTTGTGGGCCGGTCATTTTCTTATGAGGCTTGGTATCAGGCGGTTCGCCGGTCGTGGCGGTTTGGCCAATCCAAGCCCGTCACCGTGCATATCGCGGTGGCTGAGGGAGAGGATCAGATTGGCCGGGTGATTGATCGCAAAGCCGCCGATCACGACAGCATGCGAGAATCCATGGCCTTGGCCATGCGCCGCGCCGTCAATCGCGCCGCCGCGCACAAGGTTACATACAATCCAAAACACATGGGGAGATGGCCGTCATGGCTTATGAGTTCCGCTGCCTAAACCAGCAATCAGGATCGTTTTATAGCGCAGTCAATGGCGATTGCGTCGACGTCGTACGCCAATTGCCGGATCATTCAATAGGCTTTTCTGTCTATTCGCCGCCGTTTGGCGACCTGTTTATCTATTCCGACAGCGAGTCTGACATGGGCAATTCGTCATCCGATGGCGAGTTTTTTGACCACTACGAGTTTTTGATTGAGCAAATGGCGCGGGTTATTAAGCCGGGCCGTCTGGCCGCCGTGCATTGCTCTGATCTTCCGTTCCGCAAGTGGAAAGATGGCAAACTTGGCATCAAGGATTTTTCTGGCGACATCATTCGCGCGCACGAGCGGCACGGCTTCACGCTTCATAGCCGCGTGACAATCTGGAAATGTCCAGTTGTTGAAATGACGCGCACCAAGGCGCTTGGGCTTCTTTACAAGCAACTCCAGAAGGACAGCAGCAAGAGCCGCGTGGGCATGCCTGACTACCTTCTCGTGTTCAGAGCGCCGGGAGAAAACGCCGAGCCGATTGAACACAGGCCGGACGAGTTTCCCGTTGACCAATGGCAAAAATGGGCATCGCCGGTTTGGATGGATATTAACCAGACGAATACGCTCAACGTCAAGATGGCGAAGGAAAACAAAGATGAAAAGCATCTTTGCCCGCTTCAGCTTGATTTGATCGAACGCGCCGTCGTGATGTGGAGCAATCCAGGCGACGTCGTGCTTTCGCCGTTCATGGGCATTGGATCGGAGGGATATGTCAGTGTGAAGCTGAGGCGAAAATTTGTGGGTGTTGAACTAAAGGAAGCCTACTGGCGTCAGGCATGCAAGAACATTGCTAATGTTGAGGCGCAATCGGCATCACTTTTTGACTTTGGAAATGCAGCATGACGGACGCCATGACCGCGCCATCCTGTGAGACATGCGCGCATATGCGCCGCGATGAGGCGTGGCGGATGCGGTGTCACTCGCCGGAACTTATCAAGCAACGAATGCCGGGAATCCTTTGCGTATACGAGCGCCACGGCGAGGGCGGGTGCGGGCAGACGGGGAAGAATTGGAAGGGG